TGCTCTGCAGAAGCATCATCAATAACTTTCCAGAAACCCTTTTTGACTGCGGTTTCATGCAGTTCCATTGCTAGTTCATCAAACATTGAACACGTCCTCCATAATTGTTGTACCATCTTTAGTTTTACCCAAAGAGAATTTGTATGCGTTACCTTCATCTATCTTCATGTATGCCTTGGCAAATGCTGTAGGGAATACAGTAACGCTGTGTAGGTCTCTTGCTGTATCAGCCAAGACCAGTGATGCCATCTTTTTTCCAGCCTTTGTTACTCTGGGTTTAAATGATACCACGAATAGTTCATCATCTTTGTATGGCAATTGTCGTAGATTAAGAATCTTTAGCAATGCGGATGCATTACCCTTAATTTCATCTACAGGAACTGCTGTAACGATTCTGTTGTCGCTTGCAAGCACGATATATGTTCTACCTGCTTCAATAGCAGTTTGTTCATCATCGAAGATGCCTGTGCTACCAGTCTTGTCTAGAATCTCAACCCTTGACCAGCCCTTGCCACGCTTAATGCCCTTAACCATACCCATCAGAATGAATGCACCCTTTTCTTCATACTCTTCGACATCGTTAATGAATGCGTGATAGTGTGACGGAACAGACATATTAAACTCTGGCAAGTTTAGATATTCATAAAGGTTCTCTTTAATCTCTTCATCATTGCGTGGTTGGTCTGGGAATGTCGCAGCACCAATAACTCGTAGAGCCTGTAAAGCACGACTGTTTACCCCATTACCCTTACCAAAAGTGAACTCTTCAAGTTCTTTGTAGGAATTAAATGGACGAGCAGCGATATACTTACTAGCGATGTTATCACTAATAAACTTAATAGCACTTAGACCAAATCGAATACCCTTGCCTTCAATCTTGAAATCGATGTCAGATTCGTTGATGTGTGGCAAGCGAACTGGAATACCCATACGCTTTGCTTCAATCAAATACTCTGTGCGAGCATCCTTGTCGCTTTCGTTCTTGAGAAGAGCAAACATAAACTCTAGTGGGTAATAATACTTTAGCCAAGCAGTCCAGTAAGACACCGTTGAATAGGCAACAGCGTGAGACTTGTTGAATGAGTATCCAGCGTGAGCCTCAAAGTCATGCCATAGGTCTTCAGCCATGTTTGGTGATAGGAAGCGAGAAGCACCAGTCACAAACTTATCTTGGAACTGCTTGAATTCCTTGGCATCTTTCTTCTTACCAATAATCTTACGAACCTTATCGGCTTCTGCCATTGTCATACCGCCAAGTTCCACACAGGCAAGCATAACCTGTTCCTGATATAGAATACATCCGTATGTTTCTTGAGTGAATGACTTTAGAACCTGATGCTTATAGTCTAGGTTTTGCTTACCATGCTTACGAGCAATGTAGTCTTTACCGATTGTGTTCATAGCACCTGGACGAACCAAAGCATTAGAAGCAGCCAACTCTGCAAAGTTCTTTACACCCATCTTCACAAGTAGGTTTGTGTATGGTGTTGCTTCACACTGGAATACACCCTTAGTGTAACCATCAGAAAGCATGGCGTAAACCTTTTTGTCTTCCATGTCAATTGATTGTAGGTCAAGACTTTCTCCAGAACGCTCTTCGATAATCTTTACAGTATCTTGAATTACGGATAGGGTCTTTAGACCAAGAGCATCAATCTTAATTAGACCAATACGTTCTGCCTCTTCCATGTCAACAGCAACGACAGGAATGCGTTCCTTGGTTCCTGGAGCAGTACGAGTTTCTAGTGGAGCAAACTTAAAGATAGGCTCCTTAGATGTAACAACACCAGCAGCGTGAATACCAGTACCACGAATACGCCCACGAAGTTGCTCTCCATATAGTTCAATCTCTGGATACTTTTCACGGAACTCTACAGTCTGTTTTGAGTTTAGATAATCGTCCCAATCGTCAACAAGTTTAAGAACCTTGTTCACATCTGGTAGTGGAATGTTTAGCACACGAGCAATGTCACGAACCATACCCTTGCCCTTGAACTCAAGGAATGTGGCAATAGAAGCAACGTGACGATACTGGCGAACCAAATAGTCCTTTACGTCTTCACGGCGTGAGTCTTGGATATCTGTATCAATATCTGGGAAGTCATTACGCTCTGGATTGATAAATCGGAAGAAAAGCAAACCGTGAACGATTGGGTCAATGTCTGTGATACCTAGAGCATAGCAGAGTAACGAGCCAGCAGCCGAACCACGTCCTGGTCCAACCATGATGTCTTCTTTCTTAGCCCAGTTAATCATATTGCGAACAACTAGGAAGTAAGGACCAAACTTTTTATCTTTGATGATTTCAAGTTCTTCGTTAAGACGGTCAAGGTATTCCTGCTTGTCTGCCAAGTTGCGAGCCTTAAGACCTTCAATTGCCAACTCATAAAGTTCTTGGTCTGGGTCTTGATATTGTGCAGGTAGCAAATCTAGGTGGTCTTGAATGCCATAGTCTTCAATCTGATTAGCAATATCAATACTGTTCTGATACATATCTTCACGGTCAATGCCTTGCTTGAGCATAGCATTACGCATCTCTTCGTCAGAAAGTAGGTGAATCTCAAAGTTCTTGAAAGACATTTGACGTTCTGCACCATATAGATAGTCTAACTTATCCATAAGATTGTCATACTTCTGGCTACCTGCAAATGTAACATCCTTCTCTGTCTTATTAGAGTATGAGTTTAGGATTAGTTTGAGTTCCTGAATTTCACGCTGTGATGTATCTGCGTGGTGGCAGTCTGGAGTGATAACAGGCTTGATACCAAATTCATCTGCAAGTTCAAGAAGCATCTTGTTTACTTCTGCAGGATTGTGTGGCATAACTTCAATATAGTAGTTGTCGCCAAACTCTGCCTTAGCCCACTGAATGTGCTCTTTAGCAGCAGCAAGATTATCAGCCTCAATAGCCTTAGCCAAGAAACCAGAAAGACATCCTGAAGTGATTACTAGACCTTCTTTGTACTTAGCAAGAACTTCCCAGTCAATGCGTGGCTTCTTGAAAAAGCCTTCTGTCCAAGCAATCTCATTAAGTTTATTTAGATTTTCTAGACCCTTGGCATTCTTAGCAAGAATAATAAGGTGATTATAGTTTAGGTCTAGTAGGTCATTCTTTTCTTTCTTGTCTTCGTGGTCAAAACGGTCTTTACAAATGTACCCTTCGATTCCGAGAATTGGTTTGATACCTGCTTCTTTAGCAGCACGATACATTTCACGGTGTCCAGATAGTGAACCGTGGTCAGTGATTGAGATAGAGGTCATACCAACAGCAACAGCACGGTCAACGTACTCCTGTGGTGTTGCAATGCCATCAAATAGGCTATAGTGTGTATGAACGTGAAGTGGAGCGTAACTGCTCATTCATTTCCTTTGTTAGTAGTTATTGTGTATTACAAGTATAAAGCATTGGGAGTGCTTTGTCAAATAGAAAAGTGAGGGGTGGGGAAACACTCAACCCACCCCCCACGTTCTGTTATTTACCAGTCAATGTTTGAAGATGTGACTGATGGAGCATCGAAACCGAAATAGAAGTTTTCCTGCTCTGCGTAGGCAACTTCACGAACAACCTTTTCAAGGTCAAACGCTTCAAGTTCACCCCACTTGAAAGGCTCTGAATCTGGCTTGGTTGGAAGCAAGGTGTAACTGGTTTCAGTTCCCTGACCGTTACGCTTCATCTTCCACTCAAGATTTGAGATAGAGCCAGTCTCAATTGCATACTCACGAATAGTGTTGAATGCAGACTGCTTTGAAATGCCCTGTGACCATACTGCCACATATGGGGCTTCTGTACCATCATCGATGATTACGTTTCCGTACCAACGAAGACGTGAACGCCATCCACCCTTTGGTTCCTTGCGAGCCATCTCACAGCCGTAGCAACGACCTTCAGTATCGATGGTGCAAGCAGCCTTACGCTTGTAGTCCTTTGGGTTGGTGTGTTCTGCGATTACAACAGAAAGACCACGGTCCTCGTTGTAGTTAGCAGAGTCGCTGTCAAGTTCCTCAACAAAGCGAATCTTTGCAGACTGTCCGTCAGCCAACTTGACCCAACGAACTTTCTGACCATTGTTTTCGTACTTTGGCTTATCAAGAATTGCATTGATATCTTTTAGCCCTTTAATTACGCTCATATTTTTTCTCCTTATATGTTTTTAGCGGATACCTAGTTTAGCATACTAGCGATGGTTTTGTCAAATGTTTCGTCAAGATTTTTTATATCTTCATCTGACATATCACCGATATCCTTATATTTTTTATTTAATTGAATTACGCTAACACGATTGCCAAGTTTTTCAATTAACTTATCTTTCATGTTACCGCCAGCCTCGTCATTATCAGCAATAATATAAATATTGTTGAAGTATTTCTGAAGTAGGTCTATTTGGAAATTGGATACATTTGCACCCAAGGTTGCTACCGCTGGAAACCCACATTGGTCTAAGCGGATGGCATCAAATGATGATTCAACTACATAGACTTTTCCAGCAGTCTTGACACGATGTAGATTGAATAAAGTTTTAGCCTTTGGAAGTCCTGGAGTATTCTTGAACTCCTTGCCTTCTATGGAACGTCCCACAAACCCCACAGAAACGCCTTCAGGGGACGCTACAGGGATTGTAACCATATCTTGTTTCTCGGAATACCCTAGATTAAATTTGCGGACAGAATCGCCATTTATGAGCCTATTTGAGTAGTATCTCATGGCTCTGTCAGACTCAAGGGCTTGTTGGTGTAGTCGCTTAATCTGAACTTCATCATAAGCAATATAATCAGGCTTGTTGACTAGTGCTTGGTTAATTTGATACTCTAGGTCAGTTTGTGTTTCTTTGGATTTGATAAATCGTACCGCCTCAAAATAGGTACGTCCAGAAGTATGCATAATTAAACTAGTAAGGTCGCAGACATGCTGACAGGAAAAGCAGAAGAAATATCCAGAACTTTTGTCAACTTCTCCAGCAGGGGAACGATAGTTATTGTGAAATGGGCAGAAGATAATGTAGTCAGAGTCTACTTCTGATTCGATTTCGATACCTGACCCAGTGATGACTCTTTTAATTTGTTCTTTTGAATAGGAACTAGTGATGTTCCGTCTATCCCTTGTGTGCATTGTGCCTTCTTCTTTCCTACATATGTTCCGTATACTGTTAATGTAAATTCGTAATAATCTTCTATATGGTTATATTGTATCGTGAAGTTAGGGTCTATGTCAAGTCTTTGAACATAGCCCTCTTCACGCATCTCTTCAATTTTTAATTTTGTTACTTCTAACCTTAACCTGCTGATAGCAGAATCACTCTTGATGATACCGTCAAGTTTAAAAGTCTTAATAGATTTGTGATGTAATTGTTCCACACTCTATTATAACTAGTTATCTTCATAATCCTTGTATTTGTACCAGCCCTTGTCAAAATCGACCTGAACTAGGAATTCACCCATAAATCCATTACGGTTCTTACGGAATACGCACTCAAGGATGTCTGAGTTTGTAGCACGACCTAGAGCCAATACCCAGTCAGCATCGTAGGCAATCTGGCGAGACCAAGCAGTTTGTCCCAAAGTAGGCACAGTGTCTAGTTTGGTAACATCGTCTGGTGTAGCAGATGAAATGGCAATAATTGGAATTTCTTCACTAATAGCCATCAACTTCAATTCACGAGAAAGGTTCTTCATACGAACAGTCTCGTTGTCTGACTTCTGGTTGGGTGACATAAGTTGCAGGTAGTCAACGATTACTAGGTCTGGCTTGTACTGGTCAATCTTACCACGGATAACAGATGGTGTAACTTCTCCACCAGAATCATTAGAGATGATGTGGAATTCTGGTTTACCAGCAAGTTCTTTAGAGTGCCAACGCTTTAAGTCATTGACATCTACCTGACCATTGCTCAATTTTCGATGTGACCACAGACCATCGCCCATGATTGCAAACACACGGTTACGAACTTCTGTCTCCGACATTTCAAGCGAGATGATTAGTGGTGACTTACCCTGTCTCCATGCTTGAACTGCCATGTAAAGAGCAAACCAAGACTTACCAATTCCTGGGTATGCTAGGAACACACCCAACTGACCTGGAGTAATGCCAGCAGGTAGATAGTTGTCAAATCCTGGCAAACCAGTTTTAATACCAATTGAGCCAAGTGCTTGTTGTCTAGCCAAGTTTTCAAAGTAAGCCACAGCAGAATCAATATCAGTAGCATCAATGTCACGAATAACTGCTGTATTCTTTTTTAGTTCTGATGTTTTCTGGATTAGGTCTTCAAGTGCTTTGCTTCCCTGACCAGCCTGAACATCTGTTGCTGTGGAACGAAGAACATCCTTTAGGCTATCGTTTAGAAATTCTGCCTGTAGTTCTTCTAGGTGATACTTGGTAGCACCAACACCATCGATAGGTGCAAAGTCACGGAACTTTTCTACAACCAATGACATTGGTGGAACTGTGCCATTTGTTTCAGAGTAGTTACGAATAAACTTCCAGATATCGTTGTGTGTGCGAAGAATGTTATCTACGTTTGCTTGTAGCAAGACGTGAACTTGCTTATCTGCCAATACAGCAGAAATCAATTTTGATTCTGTATTACTCACTTAACCACTCTTTCGCTCTCTGTCTACGCTCTTGGCGTTCTTTTTCATCTTGCTTCCGTGCTTCGATTGCATCTACAATACGGTCAGCGTAGTTTGCAAACCATTTCCATGTAGGAGTTTGGCTTGCATCAAAATAATAGTCTAGCATATTGTAGCATTCTGGTAGACCATAGGATTCAACAAGAGCATCTGCTGCCCATTGTTCAACATTCAAATTTAAAGATGGCTTCTGCCCATACCTTGTGGTATGCAATTTGCTGTAACGACTGAGCAAAGCCATTCGGTCTTTGCGGTCTGCCATTACTTATTGTCAATCTCTTCTGCTGATTCACGAACCTTCTCTGCAAGTTTGGCTTCTACAAATGAGTAGACACGCTCAAAAGCATCGTTCGTGTTTTCGCCCTCACGCTTGTTGTCAGTTACAGACAGGTCAATGCGTAGCGATTGGAAGTTGCCAAGGTTAAGTGTATAACCTAGTCCAACTGTTACTTTAGTGTTTTCATTTTCCATTATTCTCATACCCTTTCAAGGTTAAATAGATTCAGACCAAATAGGGACAAATCGTCCATCGTCAGTCTTGGTATATACCAGTATACCATCCCCCATACGTCTTGTCAACTCCTGTTTTGTAGGAGTTACATCGTTGGTTATTAGACCATCTTTACGAGGTCTGCCATGATGATAGGATGCCAGTATATCACGAAGTTCACGAACTTGCGACTCCGAATAATAACTTCTTACCTGCCAGCCTCTGGCTCCGCCCTTTTGAGACCCCATAGGCTCTGGCACAATACCTTTTCTTACTAATTCTGGCATATATTTTTTGTGACGATTAACCAAAGATGCAGTTTCGCCAACTGTATATGCACGTTCTCTGTTCTTTTTGAAATCACTAATTAAACAACTTTCAATCCTGTCTTGAATAATATTATAAACAGACATAATTCCATTAGATTTATTTAAGTGATGAACACGAACAAGTTCTCCATTCAGAAACCAGACTTTTTTACTACCTGGAATAATTGGAGCAGCGTTATACTCTTCCATTGTTAGGGCAGCCATTATACTCCAATAGCGATAATGCTTATATCTAGAGTAGTGTTGCCATCTTTATCATAATCAATTTTATAATATACCGCAGAACTATCAACACCTGTGATTGTTAGTGTTGCTTTAACAGTAGAAGAACTACGAGACATCAGAGTTGCGGTAACAATTGGTGTTTGACCAAACTGAGTATTAAAAGAAATTTGTCCAGTTGTTGGAGATTTAACGGTGACGTTAGAGGAGTTAATTACGTTAACAACCCTAGCCTGAAATTTAATATTATTTGTTTTAACAGAAACTGGTTGGTCTGTATATGTCTGAACCTGAGAAGTTCCTGTAGATGCCAATTCACCATTAATGCTAATAAGAGAATTAACAATATCGTACAAATATTGAGTGTCAATGGGTTGTCCATTGCTTGGTAGTGAAGGTACTGTTGCCATGTCTTAATTATACCACAACTATAGTCTTAGCGATACCACAGTTCCAGCAGTGAATGTTGTGGTATTCATAAGGTCTACCCTCACACCATTAACATAATCTGCTATCTTGGTTTCACCAGAAACTGCACTAGCAGCACCCAAAGGAACTGCACCAGTAATTCCAGTTTCCGCATAAAGTCTAGCACCAACGTTAGCAATAGAAGACGTATATGGCAAACTCATGTTTGTTAATCTTGCTGTATATGGACCTGTTCCAGCAATGGTTCCAACTACTCCGTATCCATCAAAATAGGTTGATTGTGCTTCTGAAATGGCAAAAAGTGTATATGAATTTGGGATACTGGCAGTTGGCTTATCTTCTGTTGATGCCATAGCAATTGCCTGAACAGACATTGGCTTTAAGAAGTATTGTTGAATTGGACCAATTGTGTTTGCACTATCAGCATACAAGTTGGTTCCACCAGATGCCCAAAGTGTATTAACGGTTGCTACAGTTCCTGCAGCCTCTGGGTCAACGGTGGCAGCAACAAACTCAATATATCCACTAGCGGTATGATTGAGTGGTTCTGCTTGTAAAATATTGGTTACTGTGCCAGCAGTAAATGTTCTTGTTGAAGATACTGTAATTGATGATGAAGATGGTATTGATGTTACCTTCATTGTTCCAGAACCAAAGTTTCCAGTACCTGCTGTTGCAGTAATTATTGCACCAACATATAACGTAGATGTTCCCGACATACCTGTAATAGTTGCAGTATTTGAAGTAACTGTTCCAATGGTTCCAGTTGTTGATGCTGTTACTGTAGAAGATAGATATGGAGAAATTGTCATTATATTATTTGTATAGTCTATTTGACTAATTGTTGCAGTACTTGCAGCAAATTTACCATCACCAGATTTTTTGACTAATATCATGCCAGGGACTACACCAGAAGTAATCAAACTTTCATTTGTTTGAACTAGGCAACTACCGCTAGTAATTGTGGCTGTTAATTTATTTGATTTCATTTTTCTATCGAAAATATATGAACTCTGGTTTGTTGTTCCAACATATTCAAAATCAGTCCAACCGTGACTTCTTGAAATATTTTTTATAGTTCCTGTTGCTGTCCATGTTGATGCTGACTGAACATTGAAAAGAATTGTTCCTGTTGAGTGCGTATATCCAGTAATTACAAATGTATTTCCAGGAGTCGCTGTACCAGGACCAGCAAATAGTTTAATTGAGTTAGTTGCCCCAGTTACATCATAAAATGTTTTAAGAGATACGTTTGCATTTGTAGAACCAGTTCCACTTAACTGAAGTGTTCCTGTATATGGACCTGTTCCAGATGGAGCACTTAAAGTTCCTATTGGACAAACATAAGACATAATGTTCCAAGAAGTATATACATCAAAATTTTTAATATTACAATTTACAGGTTTTGACCATGAGTACTTATATGAATCTATTTGTGGGTTATGAGAACTAGAAACTTGAGATGCCACTTGGTCAATTTGGCTTGCTGGTAATCCACTATCCGTATTCAATGGACCATAATTATAGGACAGTCCTCCACGACTAGGATAACTAGTAGTATAACCATTAGTTTTAGCAATTTGATAGGTCAAAGTATCGCTATAATATGGTAAAAACTTTAAAAATTGTGTAGAAGACCATTGAGATACTTCTCCACTGTCTTTGTTTTTTAATCTATATCTAAGAGCAAGACCAACATATGTTCCATCACTAATAAACTTATCTACACTGCTAATTGGTATTTTTACTTCTTTAGACATTTGGATTTACTCCAAGAACAAATTTAAATTCTACTATATTATTGGTTCCACTATTCTTTGCAATTGGAGTACCGCTTGTATTTACAATTGTGTATCCAGATAAACCGTATAATGGATTAGTATTAGACTTATTCTCAAATCTGATGGCATCCAAACAAATAGAAAAATCTGAAGTTGGAACGCCAGAATAATCAGTACCAGTTTCAACACTGGCATAAATTTTTAATGCACGAACATCTTTCCAATCAAAACTTACAGTCTTTGAAGTATATGTTGCCTGTCCTAGTTGTAGTGTTAAAATACCATATCTGCTAGAAGTAAATTTTCCAGTACCAGAAATTAAACTTGTTGCATCTGATGTTCTAAAGTGATAACTAGCACTACTAGAACCATCTGAAGAAATAAATTTTAGCATCACGTTAAGGCTTTTTGGAACTGTTGCTGTGGTTGCTAATTTATTTACTAAAGATAGTGCTATTCTCAATTCGTCCAATGATGAATTTTGACTTAGGTCTGCCGAGAATGGAACTGTAATATAGTCAGATGTTGTTGCTGGAGTAAGGTTTGCAGAAAAGTCTGACATATTTCCAGCAACAATTAATGCATCACTTAGGAATCTTGGCTGCTCTTGACGAGCAATTCTCGTAGCATTAAAAAATGCGTTTTCTGCATTTGTAATAAAGGCAATGTCTGTGAGGGTTATGTTATTTGTTGCATCTGTTATTGTAGAGTAATATGGAACACTTGAGAATGTTGTTTCTGTAGTACCAGAGTTGTAGTCAGCAAGTTGCCAAGATTCGTTTTGAGTAAAGTTTGCAAGAATATAACTATCTGTTCCATTTGAATATGAATTAGTACCGCTTGGATAAATGCCAAATTCAGTAATTCCATATCTATCAAGTACTGGCAATTCTGCACTAAAAACAATTTGTGGAGCATATCCACTAATAGTAATTGTTTGACCAGTTAATGTTTGTGGGTCTGTATCTCCTGTAGGGTCAGTGACAGTTATTGTTGTTGATGTTGATGAAAGAATTGTGTAGTTACCATTTGAAGTTGTTGAGGTTGGGACAGAAGCATTTGTAAAGTTTCCTGCTCCCGAAACTGAAATTGATGTTCCAGCATTAAACTTGTTTCCATTCGGAATGGTAAAAACAAATGTTCCATCCACTGTTTTCTGAACACTGGTTGCGGTTAGTCTTACTACTTCAGTTGATATGCTTTTTGATATGATTGGAACTCTGGTCATTTCAAAATCTAGTTCAGTTTTAGCACCATAATTTCCAAGCGTAGTGGATGGCACAGCCCCAGAACCAATAGCAATATGCGAAGCAAATGATGTGGTCTGACCAATCAAAAATTTGGAAATTATATCTCTACCAGTTGAAGTAATCATATTATCTACCTAATTATAGCATATCTAGACTGTACCAGACAAGAACTCTACCTCTACCTCAAAGTTTTCAGCACCGTCTTCTAGCAAAATAATTACATTTTGAAAGTCTGAATCTATATAAACTAAAGGATTTGACAACTTGCGGTATTGATTTGTGGTTGAGTCTGATGGCAATGTGTAACTATTTAAACTAATAGGAAACTGAGGAATAATGGATAGTGTTCCATCTACTGGGAATAATATCCTGCTAGAAGAGTATGTATTTAATGTTGTAGCAACATTGGCTATAGGGAAAGAGTTTGGATTAGTCAAGAAGTCTGATGGCTCATAAGCCAGGTATTCTTGACCACCAATTTCACCAAAGATTGCACCAACCATATAGTCAACTGGGACCTGCCCAGTTTCTATAAATAGATTAGATGTAGCAATTTTTACTGGTTCTCTCTTATTGTACCCAACTTTAGTTATTGTTCTTGTTGGTTTTGCCATTATATTACCTCGTCCAAATAAAGTGTCATTGATGGACCATTAGAACCTCGTTTATACTCTATGTGATATACCACAAATCTAGAGTTTGGAAGTTGTTGTGTTCCATTAACCGTATAGTTTATTGTAACAATATCTCCTAGTTGAATCATTGGGTTAGCAAAAATTTCAACTGATACCGCCTTTTTTGGAACCATAACTTTATCAACCATCCATTGCATCAGGTTAGATGCCATGTCTAGATTTTGAATATAGGTTCCAGATAGTGTAAAGTCTTTCTTACCATATGTATTTCTACTATTTTGAATATCTACATATCTATTGTTTAATTCAGAGTATCTATTATAGTTATCCAAACTGCTAGTCTTTGATAAGAATTCGTCAACAGTTAGTTCGTGGTCTGCTTGCTGAGTAAATGTAATGCCTTGAATTCTTAGATAGTTACCGCTTGTTTCATCTAGGTTAAGTGCAAAGTCCGTTACGTTAAAGACTAAGAATTCTGCAGAATATGGGTTAGCCCTAAATCCAGAAACAACATAGCCCTGTAGGTCATTAAAGGTTGGAGAAATTTTAGAGTATAGTGCTGGATATGCTTTGTCGTATTTAACATTAAAGTATGCACATTCACGCATGATTGTTCCAAACTCTTCGTAATATAGCAAGTTTTGAGTTTGTCCAGATGTTGTGATGCCAGTAAGATATGACTCAATTACACCAGGATTAACAAGATATTTTCTATAAGAATCTGATGTTAGATTTTCTACAGATAGAATTTGATTAAGTGGTGAGTTAGCAGATTCAAACTGTGTCTTTGGATTATCAGAAATTGCATAGACATTATCAAACATACACTTTCCAGCACCACGAACAAACAAAGCAAAGTTTTTATTATTAACTGTATCTGGGATTGCATCATTATCTTGAACAGTTGCAATTAGTTTATTATTTAGATATAGATAAAACTTTGCAGACTTCTTGCTAATGTTTTCAACCTTAATAGATAAATCATATACTGTTGAATTAGCCTGTCCAACAATCTTGCCCATACCAGAAAATAATCCAGTATCAACAAGAATTGGAGCAGAACCATACCAAAGTGTTACTGGTACTGCTTCACCAGATGTCGCTCCCTTTAAAACTTTATAGAAATAAACATTTGGAATATTTTCAATTGTCTGTGTTGAACTAGTTTGACTTATAACGCTATCACTAGTTAATGCATCAATTTCAAAATAGTATCCTGTATTTGTATTAGTTGATACGTCTAATCTTACTGCAATACCGCCACCAGTACCACTAATGATGGTATCTTTAATAATATCAATTGCGTCTGCACCGATAGGTATTTGAGAAACACCAGAAATGTTCTTATCTTTTTGTTTTCCAAGAATCTTCATTCTTGTTCCAAAAGTGTTAAATGGCGTATCTGAACAATCTTTATAAATATAAGATAGATAATCATTTGAATTTCCTGTCTTATTAGAAACACCAGTAATTGTAAGTGCAGAAGCAGCAACACTGCCATTTGGCTTAGTATTATCTACAGTTGTGGTAGATGGAGATTCGGTAAAGTATGATGTATCAAACATATCCTTTGTTAATCCAGTTGCATCTGGCACACTTGATAAGTTTGAAATTGCTGCTTGAGATAGGGTTTCAATTGTTCTATCAACAACAGTTACGGTTGCATTAGATAATGTAGCAGTTAGTTTTTTATTTATTGTAAAACTCTTTTTATCTGCTGCAATTGTTTCAACAACAGTTCCAGTTGGCACACCAGATGCTGCTGTAACTATCCATCCAACCTCAACATTTCCAGTAGTTAGTGAGCCACCAAGAGTAATAGTTTTTCCATTCAGAGTTCCAGAGGAGCCAGTAAATACATATTTTGTTTGAGTATATTGGTGGTTATCTTTAAACATCCATTTAGATTGCATTTTAAATGCTTTTCTATAAGCAGTATTTAACCAATAGTTCGATGTATCAAGAATATTGTGACTTGTTACCTTTGTTCCAAATTGACCACGACCATGTTTTGCTACACCAATTATTGCACCAGTACCATCAAATTTTGGTTCTGCATAAATTTTTACACGACCTGTTGGGAACATCTTTCCATTAAAAGCAATTTGTGCAAAATACTTTTGATAGTCATTTAAATTTTCTACCCAAACATTGTTTGTCTGTGCATCTGCAACAAAAGAAATTGCACCAGGAGTTCCGTGAGTAGAGGAAAGTGTTACAATCTTTTTTGCTCTATCGATGCCTGTAATGATTGTAGTTACTCCAAAAGCACCTGCACCAGATGTCTTTGTAAGTTTTTGACCAACTGCCAAACTATAAATATTTCCAGATGTAAGTGTAAATGTATTTGTAGATGCAACTAGCGTTGCTCCCAAACCAGTAACCTGAGAACTTTGAACGGTATGTTCAACACCCTTATACTTTATAATTTCTCCATTTGCATAAAAGTAACCTTCATATCTTGTTAACCAATAAATTGATTGACCAAAATCAATAATGTTATCTATAATTGCTCCGCTAGATACTGAAGGTACTGCAGAAGACAGTGTTACGTTTAATGGCATAGCACTCAGAGTATAACTAGATTGAGTTGATACTTCTTCATTTGTTGGTCTTAGGGCTTCTGTTCCAGATACCTCCCAAAGTAGCACTGGTTTATATTTATAAGACTGACTATTATTTAATAGTGATGCTTCTTTAATTGTTCCATATGATTTTTGAATATATTTATTTGAATAAATAATCTTGCCACCATTAAATACATCATTGTTTTCAGAAGAGATACTCATAATGTTTGCAAGTTGTGCCTGAGTTGCACCATTTCTTAAAACACCTGTATCACTAAAATCTTTTGTTCCGTATAGAACAATATCATTAGAACGTTCAAGACTTGTTGGCATAATATAGTTTTTAGACATTACAATAAAGTTATTATCTTCATCAAAGAACATTGCTGATTGAGTAGATTGTGCCAGTTGATTTAATACTTCTGCAACTGTAGTATCTGGTGCTACATAAAAATATGGAATAACATCTTCAGATTCTTCTTCTGTTTTGTAAAACTTGTAATTTGAGAATCCAACATTGTCAAGCATTGTTGCAATAGCCTTGCTTAGTTTTACATTTCGCAAAAGTAAACTTGGAGCAATTAGTGATTCGAAATAAAAGTATAGGTCTCTTAATTCTATAGATACAGACCTATCCTCATTAGAAATTGATGGGAAACCATCTGCGTAATATGTCTTTATTGGAACAAAATAATCTACAATTGTAGAAGTTCTATCATCAATAATTTGTTCATAGAATTTAACTTGTAGATTTTTAGACGATATATCTGAAATTAAACTACCTGTAATTGTTCCCGAAGTTAATACTATATCATTATATGGATTTAGTGATTGGTCATAGTCAAAAATTGAAAGATTTCCATTTGATGCAGATAGTTCGCCAACTGGAATTCCTGTATTGCCAATATCTGAAGCAATCTTAGTTACAGAATATTCTTTAACTCTATCAGAGATATTTGCTGTAAGTCTTGGAGACATTTCAATAAGTTCAAATGATGAATTTTGCTTGCTCATTGTATTAACAATAATTCTTAAACCTTTAATAAACTGAAATTCTCTATAGGTGGCGGTATACACATTTGATGGTGTTCCGTAAAAGTCTGGCGAAGTAAGTTTAGTTACATTTGGTGACTGTAGTGTTTCCCCCTCTTCTTTTACATACCAGCCATAAGTTGGAACAAAAGAGTTTGTGGTCCAGTTAGTGCCATTCCAGACATAATATGTTCCTGTTCCAGTATCTGGTACTAAATAAGCATCTCCAATGTCTCCAGATACAGGAAATGAAGCAAGCGATGGTTTTTGACCCAAATCTCTAAAACCAGTTGGCAAAGTATTTGTAAGTCCAAATGCAAGTTCTACATAACCATCAGAACCAATGATTCGCTTTCCAGTAGAACGAGTAGAAGCACTTGTAAAAACTGTAGCGTCTTGCCAAGTATTATTATTGTCTAGATATTGAATCTTCCAATCTTCTGGTGTTTTCTGATTTACTAAAGCACCTGTATTTGTAGGACTTTCATAAAATGGGTCAGCAAAGGTTGTGTTATTCGATACTTTATAGGTTCCGCTATTATAGTCGCTTGCGTGTGTTTGCATTTTTACAACAATTCTATTTGCTGGAACTGGGGTTGTATAAACAACAAATGGTGCTGCATCATCTATATAGTATTCTCCAGTTGTTTTAAGAGTTGTTGCAATACCCCTTGAAATTGCAGTAGTTGTTCCATCTATACGATATGAACTCCAATATTTAAACTTATCATCTTTTGATGCAATATAGTATCTTGGTTGCAAAAACATATTTTGATTTGGAAAGTTTACATATTGTCCACCTTTAAAATAACGAAGTTTGTTGATTCCAGAACGTGGTCTAAATCTACCAACACAATCCGTTAATGAATAAAGAATACTCTCTGTTTTATTTTTTGTAATAAAAAGATTTGGAGCATTTGTTGTTGTATCTAATAATCCATTATGAATTAGTATGTTTGAGTCAGTAGCACCTGTATAAGCCCCAAGAACATCTGTGGCATCATATGCTAATGCAGTCACACCAAAGTTTGCCTCTGTTGGACTAGCGATATTTGGTCTATTTCTATAATTACCAAGCAGTGCAATGTTATCTGAATAGTTTAAGTTCCATTCAGCAAGCACCAATGACTGCAAATTAATTGAAGAAGATTGTTCTAAATAATTTTGTAGAGATGTATTCTGGTACATTATACCTCTTCCAACGTTACAGAGATATTCCAGAAATCAAAATTGCTACCGCCACGTTTTACAACTGTATAGTCAAAACTTGAAATAAACATTTCAATTACTTCATTGTATTCAGCAAGATGTCCATACTGACCAGATTCTGCAAAGTTACCCTTTTTATCATAGGCAAGAAATACATAGAATGAGCCTGTGTGATTATTATACCAATCAAGTAGTTCATTACCTCCAGCACCGCCATCAACTGTGTATTGTGTCAATCCTGTAGTTCCAACAGCACCTGTTGCTACGTTGAAAGATGGGTCACCACTAAACGCTCTAGATGGCAATAAATCCCAAGATGTAGATATAGTTAGTTTGTCAGCAATATGATATGAACGCATACGACCATTAATCATACGCTCACGCTTTTCAATACGTTCTGGCTTAAAAGAAATGTCTTTTCTATTGTGGTCAGATAAGACAAGGAATTCTCCTACTGGAACCGCCTTAGCGTTTGTTAGTGTTGGCACTCCAGTAGTAGAGTTAGCAACACGAAAATATGTAGATGTTGCAGCGGTAATAGTAAATGTTCCATTAAATCCAGCAATTGAAAAACCAGAAATAGATACAATATCACCAATTGAAAAATCATTAGCAGCAGTGTATTCAACAGTTCCAGCACTTGGATATGCATCATTTACCGCAGTAATAACTGCAGCAGACTGATTTTCATTTCCAGATGGGACATAAACACCACCAGAGACTATTGGAGAGTTCTCTGACCATAGCATTGCTTGGGGTCTACGGTACTTTTTTCTACCTGCTAAATATGTGCTCGTTGTCATTAAATGGTACTACTCCTAATTCTCTGTCCGTCAATTCTCTTAATTTGTCTTAGCACTGCATCTGCAATACCGTCTGCATCTGAAGAGTTGGCGTTTACTGTAATACTATAATTATACACTGAATTACCTGGTGTTGTGCCATTGTTCATGGCTGATAGGTTGTCTGAACCGATTCTATCTACCGCTGCCTTTGTCATTACAAATTCGCCTGGGGTAAGCATGGCAGGAATTGTGTCAGTTCCAAGAGCATATTTACTACTAGATATCTCAATACCTCGGCTAGCATAAACCATACCACCTCGTGCATAACCAGCAAATAACTTTCTAGCATCAAGACCATATCCTAGGGATGTGAGTCTTTTTTCGACTCCAGCAGAAAGTGCATCAAAATCTTGTAGTGCTTGATATTTCTCGTCATTAGATTTTTTAAGTGCATCGTGCTTTTTTGTGTCTGCTGCATTCCAAGGTGTTGGGTTTAGTCTTTCCCAATCTTTTAATTTTTTATTTGCATCCCTATATGGTTGTGCAACAGCCTCACGTCCAGCATGATAGTCTTTAAGTTTGGTAAAGGCATCTTGTATTTCTGGTGGAAGACTATTAAATTCTTGTGTTTTTAATGCTTCAACATTTTCTGCAGCATTTGCAACATTAGCCTTTGCTTCTTTATATTGGGCATACAATGTATCAAACAATGTTTTATCTTCTGCTGTTTTTAATTGACCTCTATATGCTGAAATTGTTCTTGCATCTGCACCACTAATAATTGCACTATAAAGTGTATTATCAAGTTTTTGAATATCCTTAAGAGCACTCTGTTGTCTACCATACTCTGTTGCACGATATTCAGTCAATCTTTCGCCTGAATTAAATTTAGCATATCTATTTGCTAAAACATTTACTGCTCTTGTTCCAGCGATACCCTTTACACCCTTTAAATTCTTCATAACACCGCCAAGAACTTTCTTGCCATCTGTTACTCCAGTATCTTGTGAACCAGTATCACTGCTACCTGCATCATTAATAGAATTGGTATTAATAACATTTGTATTGATTGCACTGAATTTTGGCAACTTAATCTTTGAATATCCCTTTAGTGTATTTAGAGTTCTGCTTACGGTATTAGCATTTTCAAGTGCTTGCTTTCCAATAGAAACTTGGTGATTTAATTCTTTTTCTTTAGCAATAGCAATCTTTTCTGCATTTGTTGCAATCATGCCTTCTAGTTGTGAACGGTCTCTTGTAACACCAAGAATTCTTGTTGTAATTGTGTGTAGTTCATTTTGTCTTGCTAGTTCTAGAGATGATTTAGCATCTTCTAGTGCTTGTTTTTGGTCATTTTGTTTTGCTGTCATTGCAGCACGAGCAGCAGCAGCGATATCACCCTTTGAAAGAGCATCGGCGAGGGTTAGGGTATCCTGTTGACGTTGGTTATTCTTTTCCTGAATTTTTCCAACTTCGTCAAGAGCCTTGATTCTACTGTCATATTTATCATTAACCTTTTTCTCTTTTGCAGAAATTACATCAAGACCTGCCTGATATAGTTCGTTGTCTTTCTGCATTTGACCAGTTGCACCAGCAAGGATATACTCCATACCAATCTTTGCATCTTCTACCCTCTTTGCTTGTGCAATAATAAACTTTCCAACATCAGAGATTCCGCCCTTAGCCCTAGCAAACATTCTGTTTTGGTCTTCTTCACTACCGCCAAGGAATGCCTGAATAAGACCCTCACTAGCACCTGCCTGTTTTAATAGAACTGCCTGACCAGACATTGTTTTTATAGATTGTGCACCATAGTTCTTTAGAGCAGCAAGAGATGCCTTCCATCCAACTGTAATGCCCTGTCCTAGTCTTACTGCCTCTCTTAATGTTTGCACATATGGGTCAATGAATGATGCTGAAGGTCCACCTGTGTCTGTAGTGCTTGTATCAACTCCTGGGACTTTTGTATTGTCTAGCCCCATATCAGTTGTTGTTCTCCAAGATTGCCATGCTGCGTAGTCTGCCTGACTCTTCTTATATCCATTTTGAGCATTCCAGGTATTGTAAGACTTTATCATTTCTGTATCGCCTGACTTTAGCATGGTCATAATTTGTTGGAATTCTGACAGGAAGACAATCTTGTTTTGCTTATTAAACTTCTTAAAGTATGCACCAACACTCTTTTCACCGAGAGCCTTTGCTAAGTCTGGACCAAGTATCTTTTGTGCAACTGCAATAGTAAACGTTGTTCCATCAACGTCTTGTAGGTCTTTAATGTTTTGCTGGAATTCCAACATTTTTTCTGGATTATTAACAGCAAATTCCATAACAGCCTTTGCAGTCTTTTCTTCACCAAAGAAAACACCAGTTGCCTTTTGAGCCATCTCAACTGCATCATTCATTTGCTTTGCAGCCATAGGGTCTTTTAGACTCATGTCTACAACAAACTTTTTACCTGTTTCAGCAGACATTCCTCCTGCTAGACCAAGTGCTCTGTTAAGTTCAATAGGACTATTTTCCATCATCTTTTGTAGTGTGTCTGCACCCTGTTGGCTACCACCAAATAATTGACCTGCAGTTTGAATCTGGTTAAGTCCAATTTGCTTCTGACCAACTGCAGAAAGTAACATAGTCTTTTGAGCATCTGAACCCTGCATTGCCTTAATGGTGTCTACTGCCATATTGGCTTGTACATCTAGACCAGTTCCCTCAAATGCTTTCTTTAGTCCTTCAGCAGCAGCATCTAGATTAGCAGCCTGAGCATTAAAGATAAACCCTAATCCAGTACCCTGCTGATTAAGAATGTCATACATTTCTTGAGTCTTGTCTTTGTTAAATTGCAATAGTTGGGCTTGGTCAGCAAGGTATTGTTTCTCAAGTTTTCTAGCCTCAGCCATATCGCCAGTAGCCTTGGCTGATGCAATTCGTTTTTCATAATCTAGTTGTAGTGAGTCTACCATCTGCTGTTGAGTTTCCAAAGCACTACCCAAACTTGCTGAAAGATATCCAGCATTCTTAACAATTTCGCCTTGAGCATCAATTGCTGCTTTTGTTAAAATAGCAAGTCCAGCGATTGCACCAATTACTGGACCAAATGCTTGTGCACCAACTACGCTTCCAATTAATGCTCCTGTACTTCCTGCTGCAGAACCAGCCAAAACACCAGCAAGGGCTGCTCCACCAGCAGTAGCACCAAGACCTGCAACAACACCACCTGCAACACCCATAGTTGTACCCTGAGCCATTATGTTACCTGCTTTTGTAGACGCTTTCTGTTGCTGTCCTGCAACTTGTTCGAATTGCTTAACTTCTTCTGCGACAATCTTCATTCTTACTTCAACAGGATTATTCTTAAGGTTCTTTCCGTCAGGACCGATTAGGTCTGACATCTTTCCAATAACTTCAATACCAAACTGCATATCTCCTAATTGTGCACCAAGATTTGCAGCAACGCTTCTAGCCTGTTCTGGAGATAATGCACCAGACACAATGGCTGTTGTTAGTTGATTTACCATCAACTGTTTTGCTTGTTTTAGACCAACACTTTTAACAGCCTGTCCAACGTCTTTAACTAATTGCTTGCCGTTGTCTGTTTGCATATAAGATTCACCAAATGTCTGTTTACCTTCTACAACATTGTAGAATGCTCCAGCACTTGTTTCTCTACGCTTATTCATAATTTCGGTAGATGTTGCCTTCTTTGCAAATTCCGCAAATTTTCCAATAGCCTTACTACCAGTACCCAAAGCCTCTCCAAGTGTTCTTGCCTCTTCTGATAATTTGTGCCAGTGGTCATTGATTTGTACACCGATTGTATATATTGCTGTAAGAGCACCAACAACCATACCAGCAGGACCAGGAATTAGTTGCATAGCACCAGTCATAGCACCAATGGCTGGTAATGCTGATTGGGCTGCTTGACCAATTTGACCAGGCATCATTGATGCAGCAGCAAGAAGTCCAGTCGCTCCATATAGTCCAGCCTGAACTCTACCAGTGGCTGTAGTTCTTGTAAATGCTTTTGTTAGGGCATCGCCAAAACCTTTTTTAGTTTCAGCATTTGCCTTTTGCTGTCTCTTATCTGCTTTTGCATCTTGCTGGTCAGCAGTGTCTTGTGCATCTTCTGCGGTAACAGGTGGAGTTGCACTATAGTCTTTAATAACTGCAACTGGTAGTGGGTTTCCAAAGGTGTACATGCCACCGCCACCAGTATCTGGAATATTGCTATCTGCATATCCTGGAATAGTTCCGTGAACCATTTGTTGGATAAGTGGCTGATAACGCTGTGCCTTCTTTGCAGGAATTACAGCCTCACCTGGAGATAACATAGCAGGAATAACATCTCCAGCACCTTTTGGACCAGGAACTGAGAAAATTCCATCCGCAAGTTTTAGTGGTGCTGGCATGCTTTGTGGTTTTAGGAAGAATCCTATTTGTTGGTCATAACTGAGACCAAATTTATTTGCCATCTTTTCAACATTGAAAACATCTCTATCCAAAATCTTAGAATATAAAGCACCTGCTTTTTCATAAGTTGATTGCTTCTTTGTAGAAAATTTACCAATAGACTGGCTTGTGTCACGGAAACCTAAACCAAGGGATTTTAGTTTTCCAAGTTGAATTGCCAAAAGTTCTGGATTGTTAAATACAGGTTGTGTTTCTTTTATCCAGTCTTTTTTATTGTTTTCTTCTATAGAACCAGGAGCAACGTCTTTCCATCTTCCCATCAGATAGTTCTTGCTATTTCTAGCAATAACTTGTTTACCATTAGGAGTAAATACTGCAGGTGGCAAACCAGTTTCATCTTTTACTGTAAGTGCTCTAAATACTGCTTCTTCGCCACTTAACTTTCTACCGTCAATTACTGGCTTGGTTGTTCTTGATGTTCCAGGAATATTTGCCATACGTCTAAATGCATTAGAAACAGTTTGGAATATTCCACCCTTCTTTTCATATTCATCCAGAACTCTCTTGGTTGCTATGTCAATAGATGAATCATAGACTACTGGACTTATACTTGTTTTCTTATTACTTTGTTGTAGATTTTGAACTGCATAGTTGCCAATCTGACGGTCAATAGCATCGATTGCTGATGCTGCTTCTGGCGTTGGGTCAACCATTGGCATTCCATATTCGTCTTTTGCAATTGATGCAGCAGAATAAAGTTTACCTTGTAGAGCATTCCAAGACTGGTGGAATAGTTCTGGTGGAATACCAATATCTACACTGTCACGCAATCTTTGGTTTATCCATGTTGGAACGTTTGCTGTAAAGTTTCCAAGAATAGCACTATTCTCAATAGCAGAGTCTGGCATTTGTTCGCCAAATAGCCTTCTAATAAATCCCTTTACATCTTTAGTTTTTTCTAATTCTTTTGCAAGGTGTGCCTTTTGAGATGCAGTCTTTCCAAGACTTAGAACCCATTCGATATCTTCTTTTGATACAAGACCAGAATTTATCCAACGTGCTTGTTCAGGAGTATATCCCTTTGGTACATTTCCTTTTGAATATTTCTTTGGAGTAACACTAGAATGCATAATTTGATATTTACCCCAGTCAACCGACATACCGCCCTGAAGACGTTCTAGCATATTTCCATAGGCTGCTTTTTCATCTGTATTAAGATTGCCAAATCCCAAGATTGTTGATTTTAGTCTTGGTAGTACTGCTTGAATTTCAGCCTTCATTGCTGCATCATATTCAGCAGGGGTCATGCTCTTTGCAAGTTCAGAAGTTGCTTCAGCAAAGAATCTCTTAGCCCCACCCTTTACACCAAGTAGGTTGATGATTGCTTGCTCTTCCATTGAGTTGATAGCACCACCAAGTTGACGCTTTCCAGATGCCCTTTGGAATACACCAGCAGTACCAACATCTGCAAGGATATCGCCACCGAGGTTTCCGAGTCCAAGGTCTTTGTCTCCACGAAGAAGTGATGCAACAAGTTGTTTGAAGTATTGGTCTTTTGTAAAAGTGGTTGGAATCTGAGCAAACTTTTCATCTACTGGAGATTCAAGAACGATGAAGCGTCTGCGATTTTGTGGGTCTGTTGGGTCCATCATTACACCAAGTTTTTGGCTTGGTGCTTGTAGACCATGTGCATCACGAGCAATTGTGGTTCCACGCATTTCTGCCATTGCAGAAACTAGGTCCATCTGTGGTTTAACGAAAACCTTTGAGCCATCTGGTTTTTGATATATTCCACCAACACCAAAAGCAGGGAATGAGTGACCAGTAGTTGGGGAAACCTGAGTGCCATAGTCTGTAGGAGCAACCTTGCCATATGGACCAGCCATAACTTCTTTACTAATTTCTTCAAGTTGTTGTGCTGTTCTTGCCATACCCTCTGTTTGCTTTTGAGTAAGTGGACCAATGATGCTTTGACGCATACCAACACCAGCAGTTCCAAACTCAAATCCTGGAAGATTGCCAGCAATCATTCCACTAATAATTGGACGATATTTTGCTGCTTGCTTTGCTGGAATAACTGCTTCTCCTGGAGATAGCAATGCTGGAACAATGTCTCCTGCTCCAGATGGTCCTGGAACAGTGTGAGTACCACCAGCATATTTCTTTGGCGTTGCATTTGGATTACCAACTGGAACTCCTGGAACTCCAGCGTATCCCTGCTGTGCTTGAACTGATTCACGATATGCTTTAGTAAGTTGTTCTACTGCAGTTCTTTCAGAGTCAAATGTTTGTTTTAGTTTTGCGTGTGCTTGGTCAAGAGATGCTGCAATTGCAGATGCCCTCAACTGTTCTTCGTTCATGTATTGTGTTTGTTCACCAAGAAGTTCTGAAGGCTTTGTTGATTTGTTAATCATGCTCTTTACGTTAGTAAAGAGTTTCATAATGTTTGCAATACCGTTGGAAATTAGACCAAATGTCATAAGCAATAGTGGACCAATACCAGCAACTGCAGTAACTAGAATTGTAATGAATTGCTTTGAGCCTTCGCTAAGATTATTAAATCCATCAAGAATCTTGCTAACAAATTCAATGATTGGAGTAACAGCCTTTAAAAATGCTTCACCAACTGGTGCAAGTTTTGCTTGCATATCCTGAATAGACTTCTGGAACTTGAACATTGGAGAATCTTCAATTTTCTTCATTTCTCGTTCTGACAAGACTGCTAATTCTTCTGCTGTAGAGTTTGCTAGACCTGCAACCTTAGTTGCCTGGCTACCCTCTGAAATAACGTTTTGGAACAATGTTGAAATACGAGAGAACTGGAACTTACCAAACATTTGCTCAATAGCACGAGCACGGTTTAGTGGGTCAAGGGTGTCTAGGGCTTTAGCAAAATCAATAACTGTTTTTCTAATGTCTCCCTTATCTGCTTCAACAATACCTTTAACGTTAATGCCAAACTGAGCCAAGAATTGTGATGCTTTTGCAGTTGGATTAATCAAAGATGCAAGACCAGACTTAATGGCGTTAGCACCTTCTGATGCATTAATGCCACCTTCCTTCATAGCAGTCATAAAGAAGGCTAGGTCTTTTACGTCTCCACCAAGTTGCTTAATGACTGGGGCTGCCTTTGGAATAGCAACTGTAAGGTCTTCAATAGACAGAACTGTTTGGTTTTCTACTGCGTTTAGGAAGTCAATGTTTCCAGATAGTTTATCTGCTGCTACTCCGAATGCATTTGTTAGTGAGATAGTTGTTTCTAGAGCCTGACTCTGTTCTACCCCACCAAGAACTGCAAGTTTAGCAGACTGATTAATTTGTGCTAATAGGTCTGCACCAGTCTTACCCATAGCAGCAGCCTGAGCAGCCATATCCATAGTGTCTGCAACAGCAAGACCATACTTAGTAAATTCATTTGCAAGTGCTTGAACCTGCTTAACCATCTTACCTGTTTCGGCAGATGTTGTATTCATGTCTCCATAGACACGCTTAAACTTAATTGATGCTGCTTCAATTTGCATATATGCTTTAGCAGCAGCAGCACCCATCATAGTTAGTGGCACGGTAAAACCAACCATCAACTGACGACCAGCCCACTGTGTATTCTTACCGAAGTTTAGAAGTTGGGTAGAACCCTGCTTCATAAGTTGGTTAAATAGTTGTTGGCGTTGAGCAGCCATCTGAGTCTTTACAGAAAGACTATCCATGTCAAGAGCAAGTGGTCTAACAGCGATAGCCTTCATAGCACCATTAGCATCACGACCAAGTTTAATGAACTGAGTTTGTAGGGTCTTTACTCGTTCTTCTGCTACTTGCTGAATTGTAGCAAATTCGGACTTAAATAATTTACCGAATGTCTTAGATGCTCCACCAGCATAGCGAAAGTATTCGCCAATGGACATCTTGTTTTTTTCAAGTGCTTCAGTAAATGATTCCGCACTTGTTTTGATTGTTTGAATATTTGCTCTGAATTTACCAGTAGCATTAATAGAGTTTACAAGATTTTGCTGCATTGCAGCAGCAGCCTGTGCATTTGCTTGCCCTGCATTTCGCATGGCTTGCTGAAAGGCTGATATCTGTTGCTGAAGTAACTTAAGTTGCGCCAGAGCATCTGACGTATCTATATTTACTTTAATGTTGGATTCAATATCAGCCATTCAACTTACACCGCTTTTTAGCCGTTAATTAGACCACCCATTAGTGATGCTTCACTAAGTTTGATACCAGATGCCTCTTCGACAATCTTGTATACGGTTGGAAGGTCTAGCAATTCTTCTAGTGCCTTCAGGTCTTCGGCTTTTTCTGGAGCGTACTGCTTAAGAGCAATCTGGACACACTCCATGAGAAGAGTCATTGACTTTTCGTTATTATCTGCCACCTCGGCAATCTTTTCAAATTTTGACATGAAAGGACGAAGTAGTGAGATTTTAAGTGGACGAACAGGAATGCTAGTTCCGTCCAATAGTTCTACAGTTTTTGTTTCGTTTACAGTTGTAGACATGAATCCTCCTTATGGTTTCTAGTCAATTATAACATAAAGATTGACTATTGTGAGACAACTTCGTAGTCAAGACCGAAGCCAATACCGAATCCAGCCTTAGCAGCACGTTCTCCCTGATAAGAAATAATATCATTAGGGTCACTAGTAGCACCATTTGAGGCTACCCTGGCTTTCATTGCTTCCCAAGGGTCTACCTCATCATTCTTACCACTAGCATTATCTAAGTCTACCCCTTGCATTGCAGCCAAGAACTTCTTTTCGTTATAATCCAGTTCTCTGATAGACTCAAGGATAGCCATTAGTTCTGGCATAGATAGGTTTGTTTCTATTTCATCAAAGTTTTTCCAAGCACCCAAGACAAACAATTCTGATTCCAATTTAACCAAATCTAGTTTTTCCCAACTATCGTCTTTGTCTCTTGGTTGTTGCTTTGGCTGTGGATTACTATTAGTTTCATCAACCTTATTCATCTTGATACCTGCACAATATTCAATAATTTTATAGATTGTTGGAAGGTCAATATTGTCTTCTACTTTTTCTACAGTTGCTAGTGATGGATAATACTGCTTCATTGATACCGCCACACATTTGGTTAAAACTACCAAGGATTGTTCGTCATTCATTGAATCATTAATTAAATTAAAATACTCCATAAACTGTCTTAGGTATTTTATCTTCAATGGACCAATCTCTAATTTGGTTCCGTCAACTAGTTCTATTTCAGTAGTTTCGTATATTTTTGTAGGCATTAATATATTATACCAAAAAGAAACTGCCCCAGGAGCAATCCCAGGGCAGTCTCAACACTATTAAATTTTAGTAGTTGCGGTCAACAATCTTACCGTAAGTACCGTTGTCGTCTGGAAGCAGACGGAATGATACTTCGAAAGCAGTTGCTGAGTCACGCTTCGCTGATACTGTAACTGAATCGATTGAAACAGCACGGTATGCGATGTAGACACGCTCTGCCTGGTCGCTGAGTGAAGGAGTTCCTGTCACACCAGACTTGTTTCCAACTCCTGGACCAACAGCGATAATACCACGTTCGATTGGGTAGTCACCAAGGTCACCAGATGTTAGGTTTAGGAATCGTCCTGAGTCAACTACAGTTGCAACTAGTGTTGCAGCAGTGACAGAACTTCCGTATAGACCAGCGGTTAGGCTAGCAAGACCCTGTGTTTCAAGTTGAGTCTCGTTAAGGTTAACTGTACCAAAGTCAGATGTCTTACCAGCAATTGCTAGGAGAAGGTTCTCCAGGGTTGCTTCGGCAAGAGTTGTCTTCAGTGTAACCTTCATACCCTGCTTAAAGATTTTAGCGGTGTCTAGTAGTTGGTCTACCATAACCTCACCAAAGTCTGGAGCAAAGGTAAGTTCCAAACCGTTGTTTGTGTAACCAACGTTGCGGAATGCTGGAGAACCAGTAGGAGTAATTGCAGGGTTGTATCGTAGTGAGAGAGTCTCACGGTATGATTCACCAGCAACAAAACCTGGGATGGTTGTAGCAGTTAGCGAGTTTGAGTCGGTTGTAACGAATAGAGCAGCAGCACCAACTAGAATGTTGGTATTTGTACCTCTTGTATATGCCATATTTTTTCACCTCTTTTTCATATGTAAAATATGGACGGTGTTTCCTCTGTATTAGTATACCATGCCTTTTAAAACTAATCAAGTTCAAGCATGGTATAGTCGTAGTAGACTACTAGTTTGTTACCGCCATAAGTTCTGGCAGTTCCAAAATTGATAATATCCCTAGTTTCTTGAAGTTGGAATACCTTAAAATTATGGAATCTAAAGTTTGGCTCAAGGCTTTCACCTTCTACAGTAATAGAACCTTTTTTGACACACCACTCATTTAGTTCTTCGGCTGATTCATCTTCTCTATCAAGAAGTCTATTTACTTTTTCAGTAATTTTAATCATGTTGATGATTGAGTTTTCAGCAGTAGCATAAAAGTAATAAAGTAGTTCTTCACATTTAATGTGTGGAAATGGTGACTTACGCATACGAAGAAGTCTGTCATATGTACACATCACTCCACCTGGTGGAAAGTATTCAGTCACATCGTTTATAGTAGATGGTGTAGTTGGAAAGAATGGAACAGTGTCAAAACCAAGACCTTCAAGTTTTTCCTGTAGATAGGCATTAACCCAAAGTACTGGCGTATTCAAAATAGATGTTTTACTCATTGTTCTATTTTACCACCTTTAATGACCCATTCGTAGCCAACTCTAAAGCCTAGTGGCTTACCCTGTATAGAACCACTCTTAAGATTATCCTTATATGGTTTAGGATTGTTGAAGTGTTCTAGAATACCGCTTGAAACTATGAATGACTGAGAGAAATAGTTGTCAAAGAAGTTTTTTAAAGTCTTTTCAAATCCACCCTGTACTCCAGAACCACCAGGATTTGTAACAACTATTGGCTTCTTAGTAAAAATTTGTTCGCCATTATCGTCAAATGATAGGACTCCGCCCTTCACTCTTGGTCTAATAATTACTGGATTGCCATCTTCCATAATGGTTGCTTTGTTATAAAATGGTTCTGTAGAGCCATTGGAGTAAGAGGTTGATTGTGAAAATGTATAGTTAAATGACAATGTATTTTTACCTTGAACTATATAATCAATATCAAACAATCTTGCTTCTGGACTACCAGTTTGATACCACTCATAGACATGGTGTAGTGTTTCTGGATTTACTCTAGCATTAGAGTCAATAAAGTTTTTCATAAGTTCTATGACAGATGTTCCAAGGTTATTCATAAACTCTGGTTTGGCTGCTTCGATGCCATCTAGAAATCCTGTTGAATATTGGACTATATTGTTTAATTGATTTATTAAAGACTTTGCTTCAAGGTTTACAATCATAGGTCAACCGCCTGATTCTCTGAGCGTCTAAGAATAACTTTATAATATTCAACTTTACCAAATGGTCCAACGATGGGATTTAGTGTTGCAATCTCAAACAATGTTGGATTACCAGAACGTGGTCCTGAACTTTCGTTATAAATAATTTGTCCATCATTGCCACGAATATTAGTAATAATAATGTTAGTGATAGAATACAGAGATTCAGTGCTTGCCACTGTTGGGTCATTTTTAACCCTACCGATAATAGAATTATCAATATTGATATTGGCTTCTGTGCCAACATCTTGTTTATATTTGCTTCCAGCAACATTGAAAAAGCAAGCAATAGTCTTATCTAAAACCCATTGCTTCTTTACATTGCCATATGCCCCAACATCAACTATTGGATAATAGATGTCCGCAAGTAGTGGGTAAGCAAAGTCTGTAGTTTCGCATATCATAGCAATCCTGGTTTAATGAGTGTGCCCTTATAGTTACTAAGGATTTTATCTACAATCATGTTTCCAGTACCCTCCAAAAATTGTGGTGCAAACTTAATGTC